TTAATCCGTGTGTCGTTGGTTCGAGTCCAACCGGGGGAGCCAAATAACGTCACTGGGAACCACTTCCCGATTCACCAAAACGTCCGGCTCGTATTCGATCCGGACGTTTCTGTTTCCGACCCACACCCCGCGGATAAACGACTGGAAAAAGTGCCGTAGGCGCTTCACGTCCGTGGTCTGCATTATCTCCAACAGGAAGTCGCGCAGCTCGCGCACGTCGGCCTCACTGATCAACACCTCCGGGGGCTGCTCAGCGTCCACCTCACCCAGCCGATGCTCCAGCGCCTTTATCTCGGCGTTGTTCCTCCGCAGCCGGTGTGTCAGGTCGGCCAGGTTCGGGGTGTCCTTTCCGTAGAGCTCGAATAGGCTGTATATCTTTTCGTTCCGGTCCTGGATGGCGCGCAGCTGGTCGGCAACGGCCCGGCGGCGCTGACGGTGGTCGACCACCCAGGTGCTGCACGCCTGGTGCAGATCCCTGATCAGGCCCCGCAGGTTCTCCTCCGTGAAAATGGCGTCGCCGATGGCGCTCAAGAGCCACTCATCCATGGCCTCGGCCGGTATCCTACGGTTCGAGCATCCGCCGTCGCGTTGGGCGCGTCTGCAGTTGTAGTAGCTGTATCTACGGTTCCGCCCCTTCGCCGTCTCGATCTGCATGGTAGACCCGCACTGTTCGCATCGGAGGATCCCGGTAAACAAGTGGGTGCTATGGGGTGAACCGCCCTCAGTCTTGGCGGCATCGAGGTCGAGTAGCTGCTGCACAGACTCCCACAAAGCCGGGTCGACAATCGGCTCATGGCTATCCACCACGATCCAGTCCTCGCGAGGGCGCGCCCTCCCGGTTCTGTGGTCCTTCCGACCGAAGACGGTTCGCCCGATGAACGATTCGTTCCGGAGCATGTAGAGGATCGTGCTCTTGTGCCAGGAGCGGCCGCGGTTACTGAGGCCCTCTGCGGACAGGGTGAGTGCGATGGTTTTCGCGCCATGACCATCCATGCGCAGCTCGAAAATGCGTTTCACGATGGAGGCCTCGACTGGCTCCGGTTCCAACCGCTTGCGCTTCTGGTTGTCCGGCGCCGGGATGGCACGGTACCCGAACGGCGGCCGGCCGCCGTTCCAATACCCCTCCCGGGCGTTCTTCATCATCGAGCGCTTCGTGTCCTCGGCTACCTGCCGGCTGAACAGCTCGTCGAACAGCTCCATGACGCCATCCAGTAGCCAGCCCGGGGTGGTGTCGGTGTCCACCTCCATGGATACGTAGATAAGCCGCGTTCCGGACTGCTCCAGGCGCCGCTTATAGATCGCCGCGTCCACGCGATTCCGCGCGAAGCGACTGCTGGACCAAGTGATTAGGTAGTCAACCCGGTACGTTTCGCAGTACAGGATGGCGTCCTGGAATGCTGGGCGAGCATCGGAGCGTCCGGAAATCCCGTCATCTATGAATGTGCGCAAGACCCGAGCCCCAAGAGCATCAGCCTTTGCCCGATCCTGATCGAGCTGGCTCTGCACCGGCAGCTCCTCCTCGGCCTGTCGCTCCGTGCTCACCCTTGCGTAGAGCACTGCTGTCTTTTCATCCATGGTTTGAGTCTACTGCTCCCCTCGCTCGATGACCCTCGCGATGTGACGCAGCGAGAGAGTTTCACGCAGCTCGTGCTGCAAGTGGTGGCGGATGTCCCGCGGCTTCAACCCGTCCGCGTGGAGGGACTGGATCAGCCGGTTCCTCTGAAAGCGCAGGTAGGAGGAGAACTGCGGCAGGAACGGCCGCCGGTCGTCCTCCTGGAGGCGGTCATCCAGCAGCCGCCACATCGACAAGAACGCCTCCATACCGATGGCCTCGGCGACGTCCAACCAGGTCCGGCTCAGCCCGATGGCGCGCAGCTCGCCGAGACGCGGGTCCGGCGCGCCGGGCGGGAATGGGAACTCCATTTGAGTGCAGACATCCGGGTACCCACCCCCCCATGACCCGGGGTGCGTCTCTCTATGCCGAGCCCCCACCCCCTGCGCGCCTGGTGCTGGTGCCGTGTCCGTGCCTGTCATTCCGCGTTTCGAACTGCGCTTTTCGATGTTTGCCGCCATCGCAAGCCCCTGTTCTGTCTGGTTGTGGTCAGTGGTGAACTGCGCGTTTCGTACATAGGCGCAGTTCGGATAGTTCTGTGTGGCTGTGCAGTTAGCCCGTTCTATATCAGAGTTTGCTAATGTCTTGGACTCGTTCCCCAACGCCCTGCAATCAAGGCCCCGTGCAGAACCCCAGCCCCGCGCAAGGTGGGTTCTGAGTGGCTGTGTGGGCGAGAAGACACGCCTACCGCCTCTGCTGCAGCGCGCGCGCCAGGTCGGTGACGGGGGTCCGAATCTTCCTCAACGGATTTGCGCGGTCGACCTCCTTCGCCAGCTGGCGCATCGCCATATGGGTGTAGATCTCCGTGGTCTTCGGGTCCTCGTGACCGAGGAGCGCCTGGCGCTTGAGCAGGTCCACGTCCTCCTCGGCGAGCTCGGCGCCGTACAGGTGGCGTAGCGCATGGGGATGACACTGGGCCTTCGGGATGCCAGCCGCCTCCCCGTAGTGGAGGATGATGTCGTTGATGGTGCGCCGGTTAATCCGCCTGGCCTCGCCGTGATACCTGTCCTCCGGAACGGTCCGGTTCCGGGTTGAGACCCACAGCACCTGGTCGCCGTCCTGCAGGCTGCGGTCGATATCCTCGAGCTCGGCATGCCCAAGATAGGCCCGGATCAACAGGCGGGTTTCCACCGGCGCCGGCACGATGCGTTCCTTGCCCCCCTTCTCCCGCACCTTGATAGCCAGGCGCTCGACGTCACCGTCGCGGTAGAACAGCAGGCCGCTCTCGTTCATCCCCACCAGGCCCGAGACGCGCACCCCGCAACCGATGAGCACCGACAGCATGGCGGCGTCGCGCACCCCGATGAAGGTGGAGATGTCCGGCTGCATCAGCAGCCGTTCGGCGTTGTCCAGGCCCATGGCCACGGGCAGCCGCCGGCCAGCGTTTGGATACTCGACCGCCTTGGCTGGGTTCCGGTGTGTGCGACGCCCGGGGCCGGCGGCCCAGGCATAGAAGCCTCTCACCGCGGCGACCAGGGCGCGGCGGCTCCGCGGGCTGAGCCCCTGCTTGTGTGTGTGCAGGCCGACGAAGTGCTCGAGCTCCTGCGGCGACGCCTCCAGGAGCGGTTTGCCGTCCAGGAAGGACTGGAGCCGCTGGAGGTACTGGCCGTACTTCGTGGTGGTGGTCTCGGCGCGCCCCTTGTTGTGCCGCAGCCATGACTGCCAGTCCGTTATCAATGTGTCAGGCTCAGACACAAGCACCTCCTTTCAAGGACCCCGCGACGGGGTGGCACGGAGAAAAACACGCGCATGCGCGCATCGGCCTGTTTCATCGCACATGCTACTGAATTTCTTGGAAAACACCCTGCGCGTGAACGCGCGCGTTCAGGCGCTCCCGGGGTGAAAACGCGCGCATAAAAACGCCTTATGGACTTCAAACGCGCGCCTGCAATCACGCAGTTCGGCTTACTCTCTTCTCTCTTTTTCTTCTTCTCTTTCAAAGAGATAGATAGATATAGGTAGGCAAGGCGGTGAATATTAGAATGCGCATATATGCAATGAAAACGCGCGTTATTGTCTGGAACTCGCGCATTTTCGCCCTGAACTCGCCACGGAAACCGCTCAACGCTCAATGACTTACCTTCACAGGAACGGCCATGCGCGCGTTTTCTGCGGAACGCCCGCCATAGGAATGGCCGATGGACGCCGCGAACCCCTCCTTCTGAGGGAAGCAACAGAGGGGCGGCCGCCAACTCTTGGGGGGTTCGGGGGGTACGCATCAGGGACGATGTGGGGCGACTCGAGGTGAGCTGGAGGTGAGGAACTGCGCTCCCTGGAGGGGCCGGGGTGCCAGCGCCGGACTGCAGGGGCGAACTGGCCGGCGCTGCCTGGTGGACGTGTTCACAGCCGTGTCCCCTCCGTGAAATCTGCGGTACCACACCCATCGTTCTCGCTCAGATTTTGAGAACACGCGGGGCGTCTGGACGATTTGCCGCTGCGCTTCTAAAGCGATCGCTCCAGATAGTGGCGCATCGCAGCCTTCAAATGCGGTATCGGGTCAAGACCGGCCATGTGCTGGCATGCCGCAAGTACGTCCATCAGCGACTGCAGGTCATGCGCCCTGCTGTCCATCGCGTCTCGCAGCCGTTCCAGCTTCTCACGCTCTGCCTGTTGCCGCTGTTCAAGCGTTGCCATCCACCACCTCCGCCTCCATCTCCTCCGGCCGGCTGGCGTACAGCCCGAATTCGGCCAGCTTGTCCAGGCTGAGCGCGATCAGGTGGGGCTCCCGCTTGCCGGCGATCACCGGGTCCACCCTCTCACGCTCGACCACACCGGCCTCGATGAGCTGCTTGCGCAGCACCCGGTCGGTCTTCACCGGCAGCGCGTTCCAGGTGTCGCGCAGGGCCATGGTGTGCTTCAGGTGGTGGATGATGTTGGCGGGGCGCAGGTAGAGGCATTCGTGCTCGCCGTCCACCATGGCGAACTTGTAGGGCAGCCGGTAGGTCCCGGCGCTGATCTCGGCCAGGATGGTCTCGATGATCCAGACCCACGGCTCACGGTCCGCGTTGGTTTCGAGAACGTGCTGGTTCATCTCCTCGAGCAGCGCCGGCACGAAGTCGCCCTGGGCCGTGTCGATGTCCGCGAACTCGCAGAGCAGCCGCCAGGCCGTCAGCACGGCGGCGTAGTTGCGCACCATGCGCCGGGCGCCGTCGTCATCCTGCGAGGCGCTGCAGCGGCGCTGCGCCAGCGCCTCGACGCGGTTGAACACCGTCTGCACCTGCGTCCGGGTCATCCCGGCCAGGAACTCCAGCCACGGCCGCACCGGGAAGCGCGGCATCGACTCCGGCATCAGCGGCCCCTTCTTCGCCGCCAGGTCCGTGCGCACCACCTTGCCCAGCAGGCTCTTGATGGGCACATCCTCGCCGGCGAGCAGCACCGGGGCACAGATCAGGTACTCGGTCATCTTCTCGCCGCGGCGGGTGACCGTGTACTGGTAGGACTCCTGCAGCAACCCCACCGCCTTGTCGATGATGTCCTGCCGGCGGGCGGAGATCTCCTCCCACCCCACCGGGTGCGAGGTGTGCGACACCGAGGTCAACAGCCGGAACTCCGTCTGCAGGCTCTGGCCAGAGAACATCGTCATGGCGATGGTGCGCTCCAGACGCTTGATCAACGTGCTCTTGCCCGCGCCCTTACCCGACTGCAATACCATGTTCGGCCAGAACCCCAGGAACGCTTTCAGGTGCGCGCCCAGGGCCCACACCAGGAGGATGGCGGCCGCGTTCTTGCCGAAGGTCTCCTGGTAGGCCGCAATCACCGCCCGGGCGTCGGACTGTGTCCCCGAGGGAAAGGTCAGATTGTGGTAGGGGCACTGCTTGTCCGGGTCCGTGAAGTAGGTGTCCGGGCCCTCCACCACAACCGGCTTTTTATCGCGCCAGGCCAGCCCGACGAAGTTCACCGCCCGGCGCTCGCCCAGATGGGCCGATCGCTCGAGGATCGACAGCATCCGCGAGAAGGCGCTGGGGCTGAACACCGGCCCGAAGCGCCGCCAGCCGTCCACGTTGTGGAGCAGCTGGTCATCGAACACCTGGCGGATGAGCGTGTTCCCGTGGCGCGGCGCCTGCACCGACGCCGCGAACAGCACCTGGGGCTGCTGGTCATCATCGCCGGTCATCGTCGCCGTTGCGCTCGACACCGACACCCGCGAGATCCCCGCCACCCGGAACCCGCACAGGTCCCCGAACTCCAGCTGCTCGTTGCCCTGCTCGTCCTCCGTGCGCTTCGTCACGTAGGTGGTGAAGTCCTCCTTCACCCGGAACCGCCAGTATTGGGAATAGTCGTGCGGCGGCAGCCACAGCCGCGCCCGGCCCTTCTGTCTGTCATCGCCCCGCACGCCGGGAATGCACCAGAAATCCAGCCGCTGCAGCGCCAGCCGGATCTCCGCCGCATCCTCCGCCTGCAGCAGGTCGTTGACGTCGTTCACCTCCCACTCCGACTGGTCCACCAGGTGCGCCGCGATGTTCAGTGCCGTCAGCCGCTCCAGCAGCTTCCAGGCCGCCAGCTGCCCCGGCCCGTACCCGCCCAGCTTCTCGTTCGGCTCGTCGTTGTCCATGCAGATCAGCACCCGCTTCCCCATCGCGAAGTGCCAGTCGATGTTCTCCACGTTCCCCACGCCCCGCGTGGCGAAGGCCGCCGTGCGCGACAGGCCGGCCGTCTCCACCGACAGCGCATTGATGGGGCTCTCCACCACCACCAGCGACTCCGCCCGCAGCAGCTTCTTCGGGTCGGACGTCCACCCGAAGCCGTACTTCTCCCCCTGGCACTGGGTCTTCGTCCCGCCGTTCAGGTCCGGGTCCTGGTAGCGCAGGTCCACCGCCACCACCCGGCCCGGGTTCAGCGTCCGGACGATCTGCGCCAGGGCGGGCCCACCGTGGCCGTGCTGCCCGGCCGGAATCTTCTCCGAGGTATAGCTGTTCCAGCCGATGGTTCGGGCCTTCACTGCCTCCTGGGCCACCGCCTCAGAGATCCCCCGCCCCACAAGGTACTCGATGGCCGGCCCGGCCTCCTCCAGGCACTTGCCCGCGATCCACTCCGCCTTGCTCTTCTTCTCGCGCTGGCCGGCCTGCGGCGCCGGGTCCTCCTCGATGCCGTAGAGAGCGCGCAGCCGGCGGATCGCCTCCGCCGTGTCGCAGCCCTCCACGTACTGCACCAGGTCGATGCAACTGCCACCCTCCCCCGTCGAGTGATCCTTCCAGCGCTGATCGCCGCTCTGGGCGACGTACACCGACAGGGACGGCGTCTTGTCCTCGTGCGCGGGGCTGCGGTAGTTGCCCGTCCCCTGGGGGCGCTCCAGCCCCAGCCGGGACGCCAGGTCGTGCAGATCGATTTGCTGTTTGAGTTGTTCGATGGAGGCCATGTCAGATTTTCAGTGTGCGCTGTCGAGTGATGTAGGCTTTCCGCCTGCCCCAGGATGGCCAGCGCTCAACCGCCCCCCCCCTGGAGAGGCGGCCGAGGACGGCCCGCGCCTGGGTCACCGACAGCCCGGCCTCAACAGCCAGGTCCTCCCCCCGATAGAACACCCCGTCCCGCATGGCGCACAGCGCCGTGCCCGTCACGTTGGAACGCATCACGCGCCTCCCTATATTTCCTGAATCTCCACCCGCCGCGCCCGCACGAACCGCCGGCACCAGGGGCAGTACATCAACGACTTTCCATCGCGCAGCCGCTCCGCGAGGTTCTCTGCGAAAGACCGCCCAGCAGCCGGGAACCACTGTTGGCATCGAGCGTCGCGCTCGTTGCACGACCCGGAGCGGTAGTGCCCGGCGATCACAATGTGGGTCTCGCTGATGCTGCCCACTGCTACGCCGCCGCCTCGTCATCCATCCACGCCGCCTCGTGGGCGAAGTTCACCGCGACGATGGCGGCGGCCAGGGGCGGGCAGACACTATTGCCGCACAGTCTCACCTGGGCCGCCTTGCTGAGTTTCCGTCCATCAGGTCCATGGTCGATGATGTAGTGATCACCGAAACCCTGGGCCCGGAACAGCTCGCGCGGCTGGAGCATGCGCATGCCGATGTCGGTGAGCACGTAGGTCTCGCCGTCGACCTTGACGGTCACCAGCTGCAGGCGGTCGCGGGCGGTCACCGTCGGCGCCGGATCGCGCAGGTCGCGGCCGGTGGTCCCGGACCCGCTGCCGTAGTAGGGGGCCAGCAGCGCCGCCACCATCGCCGCGTGAGTGCCACCGGCGGTGATGGTTGGCGCCGGGGTGTCCATGGCCCTGTGGCGGCGGTCGCTGCCCTTGAGGTTGAGCAGATGGGTGGCCACCACCGCGTGGTGGTCCTGGGTGGTGACCGTCCCGGTGGGCTGGCATACGTGGATTCCGGTCACGCCGCCATAGTGCTTGGCAAGGAACGCGGCCACGACTGCGTGCCGCGCCTTGCCCGTCACGGTCGAGAGCGGCGCGCCCAGAGGATGCTCGCTGGAACGGCTGCTCTGGTGGTCTATTCCGACGATGTATGGCGTCACCAGCGTGGCCCCATTGGCCGTTGCCGTGACGGTGGGCATGGGTCCGGTGACGGCCCGGGTGCGCGGGTCCTGGCCCTCGCGCTCACCGTGGCGCGGGATGAAATAGGGAACGGCCAGCGCATGGTTATTGCCCCCGGCATGCACCGTTCTGAGCGGCTCATCGAGTCCATGTGACCGGCTTCCTGGCCGCTCACGGTGATCGCCATGCGCGAGCCCAACGATGAACGGCTCCGCCGCCTCCAGGACGAACCGCTGCACGCCCCGGGCGATGCGTTTCATCGTGTTCTCTGCCAGCGGCCGCGAGCGCTCGAATATCGACGGCGCCGGTATCGACCAGTCGATGCACTCGGCGGCTGTCCGCCAGGGGAGCAGACGGCCGCGCTTGACTGCATCGCTGGCCGGATCGCCATGGGTCGGCGCCGGCCAGCGAATGGGCAGCCCGTCACGTCGGGCGATGAGGAACAGCCGCCGGCGGATGGTCGGCGCGCCGTAGTCGCAGGCGCGGAGCTCCCTGTGCTCCACGCGGTAGCCCTGGCGCTCCAGCTGGGCCACGAAGTGGCGGAAGGTCTGGCCGCGACGCAGCGGGCATGGACGCCCGTCCTCGGTCAGCGGGCCCCAATCCTGGAACTCCTCCACGTTCTCCAGCGCGATTACCCTTGGTCGCACCCGCCGGGCCCAGCGCACCACTACCCAGGCGAGGCTGCGCACCTTCTTGCTGCGCGGCTTTCCGCCCCTGGCCTTGCTGTGATGCGTGCAGTCCGGTGACGCCCACAGCAGCCCCACCGGCCTGTTGCCGGTGGCCACTACCGGATCCACCCTGAACACGTCCTCGATGTAGTGGACGGTGGCCGGGTGGTTTGCTGCATGCACGGCCACCGCCTCAGGGTCATGGTTAACCGCCACGTCCGGGTCGCGGCCCAGCGCCAGGCGGATTCCCTCCGAGGCGCCGCCTCCGCCGGCGAAGAGGTCCACCACCAGCTCGTGGCCGAGGTTCAGCCGCATCTGCGTCATCCCGCCACCTCCACACTTACCGCCCCACCCGAAACCTCCTCCACCACCGCCGCCGCGGCCGCCGCATGGGGGCCGATGGCCACCAGTGCGGCGCCGGTGCTCACCGCGTCGAACACCAGCGCGTTGACCCGTTGCCTGACGCCCACCGGCAGGTGCTCGTGGGTGCCGAGCGCCAGGCCCCGGTCGTAAAGCTCACGCAGCCACGACCCGTAGTCGCCGCATTCAGCCGGCGCGGCGAACAATCCCGGCGCACCGGGCCGGGTGTCGATGTAATGGGCGGCGGTCATGACAGCTCCCTCCGGGCCGCTTCCCTGGCCTCGACCAGTCGCCTGAACTCCTCCGGGTCACCGCCCTTGTCCGGGTGGCAATCCCTGGCAAGTATCCGGAAGTGCCGCTCGGCACGGGCCAGCAGCGCAGCCTTCGAGTCGCTCATGTCGTTCCCCGTCTGCAACACCTCGCGCCAGCCGGCGGGAGCAGGATCCTTCGGAGGGGGCAGTGCCTCGACGGTCAACCGGACCGCATGCAAGTTGTCCTTGACCAGGTCCCAGCGATCGCAGGCGATGCAGAGCTGGCGCCCATCCATCTCGAAGTAGACGGCCACACCGGGATCGCCGGGTTCACTCCTGTTGGCATAGGGCAGACCATCCCGGCGCGTTTCGACATTGGTCGATATCACCGGGTACCGGCCACCCATCCTGCGTATCTCATCGATGAGCCGATCCCGGGTCACCGCGAAATTCGTCTTGAACCGCGAACGCCTGCGCAGTGTCGGCGCGGTACGCTTCACGTGCCCGGGCCATGTCAGCGGATAACTCGATGCCCATCGCTGCTCTGTGGTGTTCCCTTTCATCGTCCCGCCCTCATCCGGTCTGCCAGCTCCTGTTCCGCTGCGCAGTCGATGCAGAGCTGCACCCCCGCAATTGCCTCCCGCCGCGCTCGGGGTATCTGCTCGCCGCACTCCAGGCACGTCTCCGCCGACTCGGCCGCGGGCTTCGGTAATGCCCGTGCTGCCAGGGCGCGGGCCCGCTCCGCCTCCGCGAGCTGCTGTGCGCGATCTCCGTCATCCATTGATCGTTTCCTCTCCAAGAATCTGCCGCCGCTCCACCCACAGCCGTGCCCTGAAGGCTTCCCGCAGTTCGTCGGCGAACGCCCGGAACCCGGGCTCCGCCAACAGCGCCGCGAGCTCCGGGGCATGCTGCTTCAGCCCCGCCCAGGCCGCCGGCTTGCGCACCGTTGCCAGCGCGTCGAGGCACACCCGGCGCAGCGGTTCGGCCTCGGCCAGCATCTCCGGCCGGATCCGGTACGGCACGCTCCACCAGGGCGGATAACGGCAGTCGTCGCTCATCGAACGCGAAGCCCCGCCGCGGCGGGGCTTCCTCCAGTGCTTGTGTCAGCAGAAACGCTGCGGGCGACGCTGGCGCAGGGCCTGCCGCCACAGCACCACGAACACCGCCGCCGGCCAGAACACCAGCGCCGCAATCCCGGCCCAATGCCGTTCGTTCACCCACTCCGCCACCGGCTCGTAGAGCGAATCCACGCCCATCAGCACCAGCAGCCCGCCGTAGGCGTACCCCAGCCCGAGGAACACCCCGGCCACCATCGATGCCTGCATCAGTCCCATCGCCATCACCTCCATCGTGGTAAGGATTGGCCCGTGACGTGGGCCGGACGGTCGCGTCACCCGGCGGAGTCTCCGTGGGGGAAACCAGGCCGCGGCTGCCGGGGGTTATTGCGCGCGCCACCACCCGGCTGGGCGCGCCCAGCAAGACGCTCAGGTCGTCACGGGAAGAGAACCGGCGCCCCACCTTGCCGTCAGCAACCGGCGCCACATTGCCTGGCGCCATGCCTCCCGCTCCGCCAGCCGCCAGAGAACCCCGTGGGTCTCGGTGGCTGGAACCTTCACCAGCACCTTGCGATCCTCGAGGCGGGCCAGGCAGTCCTTCAACGTCCCGGGCTTCACGCCCAGCCGCGCCGAGAGCTCCGCCGCATCGGGATCGTGATTGAGCCCGCGCAGGGTGTGCACCACACGATCGGAAATAGTCCTTTTCATCAGAGGCTCCTCCTGTCTCGTCAGGCAGCCAGGTGTCCGGCCTTGAGGGTGTTCAGCGACCGGATGAGTTCCGGGTCTGAACCCTGAGCCCGCATCCTTTCGATCAGCGTCCGCCGGGCCTCGCTGAACGAGGTGAAGGCTGCCTCCCACCCCAGCTCGCCGGCGACCAGGTCCAGACCGAAGTCCAGATCCGACGCGTCCACGTCGGCGGTGAGCAGTTCCCCCCGATAGGGGCCGGTGTCATCCCAGCCGTAGACCTTCATGCCGCCTCCTCCAGCGCCCGCGCGAGCTCGTCGCGGTCCGGCGCCGTGTAGATGCCCGTGGAGTTGAGGGAGTGGTGGCCCAGGGCGTGCTGGACCACCCCGAGGGGGTTGCGCGCCGTGGAGCGGGCAATAATCCGCTTGGCCAGGGTGTGGCGGAGCCAGTGGGGGCTCGCCTCCACCGGCAGCCCGGTGTGCTCCCGCCAGTGCGCCATGCGCGACTGGAAGGAGCGCACGGACAGCCCCCGGTGTTTGCGGCTCATCACCAGCGGCTCGTCGCCGATCTCGGGGAAGCCCTGCTGCCGCCGCGCCTTGAGCAGATCGCGGAGCGCCTGCTGCGCCTGGCGGTTAAGCGGCACCTCGTAGGCACGGCCGCCCTTCGCAATGGGCTTGCGCACCCGCAGCCGGTGAGAGGCCAGCGCCTCCCGGGCATCGTCCACCGTCAGCCGGGCCAGCGACCCGACCCGGATCCCCGAGTGGCGCAGCAGCCGCATCCAGGCGTAGTCCCGCTGCGCCAGCAGGTCCTTCAGCCCACCCACCGCGGCGAACAGCAGGCGCTCCTCGTCGGGACGCAGGTAGCGTTCGAAGACCTTACGCATGACCGCCCTCCCCGGCCGCCTTGCTGCGGTCCTGCTCGTCCACATCGGCGGCCCAGGTGAAGCCCTGCTCCACGGCCGCCTCAAGGGTTTCCGCGTGGAACCAGCGGATCCGGTAATGACCCCAGCGGTAGGAATAGGACCTCCCGTTGGGTGCGTAGCGGTGCACCGCGGACTCGAACCGAACCATCACCCCGTCCAGTTCCTGCTCCTGCATCCACTCGATCACCTCATCGGTATCGGGGCCGAGAACCGGATCGACGGACGACTCCAGGACCCCGCGCCCGAACAGCCGCACCAGGTCGTCCGTGTCCAGGTCGCCCAACACCTCCTCCAGCTCGTCGCTGACGCCGCCCTGGTGGATCTCCAGCGGCAGGAAGTGAATCTGCCCGATGCGGACGTCCGCCTCGAAGGCCCTGCGGGCCAGTGCTCGCATATCCATGGTCACCACCCCCGGTAGGTCAGCATCAGGTGGGTGATGGCCTGGGCGTGCGGCTCGTCCAGCCGCGTCGCCAGGATGCGCGGATTCAGCGACTCACCGGCCCGCCGCGCGCACTCCTCGCCCAGCTCGTCGTTGTAGAAGGCCACCATCGCCGCCAGGAACAGCGCCTCGCCGGCGGACAGGTAGCCCATCCCCTTCTTGCAGGCCTCCCAGTCGGGGATCATCTGCCACTTCGACGTGGCCGCCTCCACCGACGCCGCCGGCTCGTAGCCCTGTTCGCAGGTGAAGAAGGACGGCCCGGCCGACAGCTTCACCGCCCGCTTCCAGGCGGTCAGGAAATCCTGCGGCCCGTTCACCTGGCGCTGCATGTCCAGCAGGTGCCGCTCCAGCAGCGGCCGGTTCGGGCTCGACAGCTCCACCTCCGTCCCCGCCGGGGAAAGACCCAGCCCACTCCACATGCCCGGGTGCTCCGGGTGCGGCCGCACATGCCACAACTCGCTCTGCGTGCTCATCGCGTACCTCCTATCGGCTTCGCGTGTGAAAAGGTGGCCCCGCCTACCGGGAGGACTGCCAGAGTCCACAAGGGGCGGGGCCGGAAACTCATTGATTGGCCGCCTCCTGCCTGCGCGAGGCGAAGCGGCGGCGGGCGATCTCCCGCTCCACGTACCAGCGGGCCTTCTCCAGATCCTCGAGGGCGTTGCCCTTCAGGTCGGCGCGCCACAGGTACTTGATGGCGTTGCCGACGCAGAAACCCATGTGCTCGGTCACCTCGATGCACTCCACCCCGCTCGGGTGCCGGGTGTAGTGCGGGGGGTGGTTCACCATGTCGCCGCCGGCAGGTCGGCGCAGGAAATCCGGGATATCCAGGGGGGGCTCGGCAGGGTCCTCCGCGCTATCCGGCGCCGCGCCGCCCTCCTCCTTCACCGCAGCGCCTGACTCCTCATCCTGCGGCGCCACACTCTCCCCCGACCCTTCAGGCGTCTGCGTACCGCCGTGCGACTGCGCCCCGCCCTGGATGAACGACAGCCCGTCATCGTTCCCGGCCAGCCGATACTTCCCCTTTTCGCCGGCCACCTTGCCCCGGCTGCGGAGCTGGGAGAGGATGGCGTACAGGCTCTGCCTCCCGATGCCCGTCTTCTCCTCCAGCCAGCCCACGGCCACCTCGCCGCCGGCCTCGGCCAGCGCCAGCAAAACCTGCTCCCGGTTCGTGCTCATCGGCTTCACCTCGTCGTGCTCCTGGGCGCGCTCGACCACCTGCGCCCCGGCGTTGAATCCCGGCTCCCGGTCCCGGCGGAAGCCCCGCGGCGGCCGATACTCGCCCTGCGAGCTCAGTCCGCGCACCCGGCCCGCGTTCACCGTGATGCCGAAACGGTCCTCTACCGTGCCCATGCCTGCGCCTCCTCCGCCGCCAGTACCTCCAGCAGCAACCGCTGCGGCCGCCCCAGCGCCGAGTGCTCCACCGCCCGCGGCACCAGCAGCACCCCGGCCCGGCGCCAGAGGTTCAGCGCCGCGCCCTCCGGCACCTCGCCGCGCCAGTCGCCCCCGCGCCAGCTCACCCACAACTCCGCCGCGTATGCGTCCCCGCGGCGGGCGAAGTCCTGCATGGCCACCACCCCGGGCACCAGCACCACCGGCATGCCCGGCTCCATCCACACCCGCCGCCGCGCCTCGGGCGCCGCGAAAGCCTCCGTGTTCAGCAGTCGAAACAGCGTCATCGTCCATGCCCCTCTATCTGGATGCGGCCCACCCGCTCCAGGCAGCGCCGCACCGGCTCACTCGAGATCGCCCGGCTGAATGGCACCCTCCGGCGCAGCTCCGGGCACGCCTGATAGCCCCGCCAGGCGAGGGCATCAGCGCCCTCAACCCTAGTTGTCAGTGCAATCTCGGTCTGAACCGGAGCAGTCATCCTCGCCCCCCGCCGGCCGGGTGAACCGCTCCCGCACCGCGTCGCCGAACAGCAGCCAGAGCGCCCCGGGCTGCAGCCGCACCTCGCGGCCCTCCCGGTTGTCGGAGAGCGAGGTGATGCCCTGCTTGCGCAGCGCCGCCGGCACACTCACAGCGTCACCCCCTGCTCCGCGAGCCGGCGCAACGTCACCGACCCGGAGGACGGCCCGTGGCGCAGGCCCAGCTCCGCCTCCAGCACCGGCCGCACGCGCTCCAGCTGCCGCGTCCACGACTCCGACAGCCGCCGCTCCACCGGGTCGGCCACCGGACCGCCCTCGGCCAGCTCCAACTCGTCGGCCAGCCGCGCCAGCGTCGCGGCCATCAGGGCCCCGGTGGAGAGCAGCCGCCGCAGAGCAATCCGGTCGAGCTCATTCATCGCAGAGCGCCTCGAGCCGCTGCAGCAGGGCCAGTTCCCGCTGGAAGTCCTCGAACACCTCCTTCTTGATGGCGTCGAGCTCCTGGCGGTCGATCCGGCCATCGGCCAGCGCCGCCTTGATGGCGCCAGCGGTCTCGCCGGTGTCCCGGTGCCAGTCGGCCCAGGCGTCCAGCAGCTCCATGTCCGAGACATCGGCGAAATCGGGCATCGGCGTGGCTACCCGCCCCAGCTCCGCCTCGATGGCGTCGGCGAGCTGGAAGTCACCCGCGGCCAGCATCACCGCCACGGCGTCCTCCACCCCCAGCTTGTGGGTGGTCACGTCAGGGTTCACTTCGTTGGAGAGCGTGCCGGGCGCCTTGCCCAGCATCGGCGCCAGGGCCTGCGCCCCGCGCCGACCGCCGCGCCTGAAGTCCCTTACCGTCCGGTAGGCTGCCAGTGCGACAGGATTGAAGGGGTTGTCCATGTGAGACATTGACGGGCTCCACGTTGAGTTTCTTCCGGGAGCCCCGCCATACTGAGCATGCGGAGCTCCAACCTGGGAACCGCAGCCGGGGGCAGGTGATCGAGCCGACACCCCCGGTCCGCCCCGCCCCGCGTTGCCGCGCGGGGCGGGGCCTCTAAGATCGGCGGCCGCCTACGTACAGCACCCGGCGCCGCTTCGCGGGCGTCGTTTCCGCCTGCGCCAGCGGGGTCTCGCCAACAAAGGAACGTTCCAGGCGGCAGATGAGCTCAGAGTTGATGGAGCGGTGATTTGCTCGTGCAGCAGCATGCAGCCGATTCAGCAGCGGCGCAGACATCCTCACAGTGGTTCGACGCCGCCCGTCCATCAGGCGACCTCCTGCTGCTTGCGCAGGCCGTCCTCAATGAACTTCACGGCCTGTGCGTTCATCGTCCGGCGCTCCGTATCCGCGCGCTGCTTCAGGCGCTCCCGGAGATCCCTCGGCATCCGCACCAGAACGGGCGCCAGACCATTGCCCTTCGTCTCGCTCATCGAACCTGCTCCATGACTACACGGTGTAATAATGATTACACCGTGTAAGCATTGCTGTCAAGCAGGGTCTGGCTACACTGTGTGGCTATGAGCAGAGATATCGCCCCCTTCGGCGTCCGCATGCCCCATGAGATGAAGGAGCAGCTGACGGACGCGGCCCAACGGAACCGGCGCAGCATGAATGCGGAACTGGTCGCGCGCCTGGAATGGAGCCTGCGGGACGAGTCGGGGTTCCCGACCGGATGGGAAGGCGAGGGTCTGGTGCGCAGCAGCGCCTACGACGCCCGCATGAGCGCCCAGGAGAAGCGGAATCGCGAGGCGCTGGGCGTCGGAGAGGAAAAGGGTCGCCACCCGAACGACATCGCCGCCATCATGCAGGCCGTCGAGTCCCTGCCGGCCGCGAAGAGAAAGGCGCTGCTCGCCCTGCTCAGCTGAAGTGACCGGAGGACCAGGGATGGAACAACCCGCAGCAGCACAGACCGCCCAACGCATCCGCCGCTCCGAGTTCGCCGGCAAGGGCTGCCTGATTCAGGGCTTCGGTCTCCTGCTCCCCTTCCTCGGCTTCGTCTTCGCCGGCCCCGTGGGCCTGCTCCTCGGACTCATCGTCATGATCCCCGTGCTCCTGTCCGGCTCCCGTGCGTCGTTCCGCTGGGAGTGCGGCGAGTGCGGCAACCCCATCGCCGGCAAGCAGGTGAAGCTCTGCCCCACCTGCGGCGCCCGGTTCAAATAGCCCGGAGGCTCCCATGCACAAGGTCGTGATGGTCGTTCTTCTCTCCGCAACTGCCATCTCCGCTCAGGCCGCCGGCGTCTACCGCTGCCAGGGTGCGGACGGCTCCACCGTCTTCTCCGATCGCCCCTGCGGCAACGGCGGCCAGCAACAGCAGATCGAGGTTGAGGAGCAGTACACCCCCGGCCCCTCCGGCCTGCGCGAGAGCGAGCGCCGGCTGCTCCAGCGCATCGAGCGACGGGAGGATTATCGGGATCGTCGGGGTGACTACCGCGAGGACACGGACCGGATGTACGATGAGTTCGAGCGCATCGACAACCGCGCCGCCTGCCGCCAGCTCGACCGCCAGCGGGCCCGAGAGCAGATCCGCCCGGCCGACTACACCTATCAGCGCCGCGCGCTCGACTGCCCCTAGACCAGCGGCGGGCCGTCGAATGACCCGATGATCACAGCCTCGAGGCGTGCGGTCCAGTTGACTGTCGTCGCCGCCTCGCCCGTGACCTCGACGGTGAGCGCCGGGTTGAGGTCGTCGACGCCGACGGTCACGGACCAGGCTGCAGCGCCAGCGCTCTCTGAGATGGTGGAGTCGGTCAGGCTGCCGACGATACCGATCGCTGGGGTGTCGGTCTCACAGAGCAGGGTGCCACTGATCCGGTGGTCCCAGGTGTCTGCGGCGTCGCTCATCGCGATAACGCGCAGGTCAAACGCGACTGCGAGCCGCCCCGCTCCGGCGATCCAGTCGAGCACCCATAGCTCGTGCGCGTCGTTGTCCAGATACAGCTTCGTCGTTATTGCGTCTGTCGTCTGGCCGCGGTAGAGCGCGGACAGAGGCTGTGCGAGATCCAGGCCTGCGGGCAGGGCGTGCTGACCGATGCCCCACGTCATGATCCCATTGATTGGCGCGCTGACGCCCTCTCCGATTGCGATGGAGCGGGGAGCCGGGTCGACCAGGCCGCCTACGGCTGGCAGAGCCCTCGGGGCATGCTCCGGCAGCGCACACCACTGGTACCAGCCGGCCGGGATGACCAGGTCGATGGTCGGTGGCGCCGACCAATCTACCGCCGCACCGCCGTTGGAGCTCGCCATGACCCTGTCGCGCGACAGGGTCCGCGGTGTGCCGTCCGTCACCGTGCCGTAGCCCTCCTCGTAATCCGCCCCCAGCCTCGCCACGTAGGGGATGACCCCGGGAGGTAGCGCCTGGTAATTGGCGGATGCTCCGGCGAGTGAGTAGCTGCCGGTGCCGATGGTGGTGGTGGCCTCTCTGCTGAGTGCCTGGATGATCATGTTACCCCCTAGACGTAGGCGATCTTGTGCCCAGCCTCAATAGCCACGTCGAACGTGACCGGGTTGTAGACAGCCGACAACGGCGAGTAGCCGGCGTGGTAGACGGTCGGCGCGACGACGCCCTGGTGCTGTGAGGCATCCTGCCCGTCCGGGGCCCAGAAGCCCTTGTAAGCGTGCTCTCGATCCGCGCCCCATTCATCGACTACGTCCAGCGCATCCAGGTAGCTGATGGGGTCGCCCTGTATCAGGGTGGCCAGCTTGTTGGTCTCGCGCTTGGCGTGCAGGTAGGGGCTCAGCGGATCGTCGATCTCGCCGACCGTGTGGCAGCGCCTGCCGCCGGCGTCGGTCATCTGGTGCCCGTAGAGCAGATACCAGAGCGACAGCTGGAGCGCGTCGAACGGGAACGAGCTGAAGTGGGTCGCGCCGACCCAGTAGTCGGTGTTATGCGTATCGTCAGACCAGACGACGTCGCCGTCGACGCGCCGCTCTCGCTGCCTGTCATAGAATGACGAGAATTCGTTGTCGATGCCGCCGCACCCGCTGTAGGTCAGCACGGAGTGGTGCGCTGCGGTGACCGTGCACTCGCTCTCGATGAGCGACTCAGCCACGGGCGATCCGTCGCGCAGGAGCGTCAGACGCACCGCCTCGCTCGAGGCGGCGGATAGCGTGTACTGGATATCAATACCGCCGGCGTGGCCGAAGCAGACCAGCGTGCCGTCCGGGTACCAGAACCGGTACTCCATGCTCCCGCTTGTCGCTATGCTGGCCACCGGCTGCACCAGCGAGCTCTCGTAGCGCGCATTCAGGCGGAAGTCTACGACCTCGTCGAGGTCGTTGAACGCGCAGCTCAGCAGGCGGCCGGACGCGTCGACAAACCAGCTCTGCGCGAACCCGAGCAGCTCCTGGGCCGTCGTTGGGCACAGGCCCGGATCGTCGACGATACCCCCGGGGGTCGCCGTCCGGATCGTGACTGTCTCCCCATCCTGCTCATAAGTGGTATCGATGACATCACCGATCGGGCAGTGCCATCTGCCGGTCGTCGTCGTGTCGCTCGCCCCGGTCTCGGTGATCGCCGGCAGGCACTGGCTATACCCGTACAGCAGCGCAGCGTCGAGCGACAGCGTGGCACCGGATCCGCCCATTGTCAGCAGGATCACGCTGACTGGAGCGGCGATCCTGGCGTGCGGGTTGCAGGCTATCAGCACCTGCCGGCCGCGGCTGTCGATGTCCATGACCCGGTAGTTTGGGTCGCCGGCGACAGCCCCGCCGCCGCCGGTGGCGTCCACGACAGTGTCGGAGAGGGTGTGTGCGTCCGGCGATCCGCCGAACTCCCCGAACCTGTCGGTCCGGACGGTGACGGTGACGCTGAGATCGGTCTCCATCGCTGGAGCTGGAGCGCCCGACACGTTCCAGCAGCACCGCCAGCGGCTGCCGTCGTCGGCGATATAGATCCAGCAGACTGCAGCGGGGTCTGTATGGAGCGGCTGGCCGTAGAGCATCCCGCGGCTTCCCACCAGGCCGAGGATGGCCACATTCCACCACTGGTATCCTGCCGTTGCGTCGGCTGCGGCCTGCTCTGGCGTGCGCGACACATCCGGCATGCCTGGACGCCGCAGCAAGGCGGCGTGCGGCCCAGGGTTGGCCGGATAGTCGATGGTGTGTCCGTTCGGCAGCTCCAGCGTCAGCGCGGAGCGATTGAGCAGTCCGTGGTAGGGGCAGCCGGCGATCTCAGGGCGTCCGCCCACAGGCACCGGCAGGCGTGTCGACAGCAGGCTCATGGCTCGACCGGCGCGGCGAAGCTCAGCACCACCTCGGCCCCGCTGTCGTCCTCCATCGTGACGGTGTGGATGGGCGCGAGCTGGAACGTGAACAGCCCATCGGTGGTGCTGAACTCCTGGGGCGCGTGGTAGGTGCGGGCCGCTGCGTCCGGCTCGGTCAGGTCTGGCTGACCGCTCGCGGCGCCCGTCGGCAGGCCCGTGCCGCGTCCGCCAGGTATTGCGCCCCTCGGCTCCGCCGCCGGCAGCGGCGCCGTGCTCCGCCGCGGAATGACGACGCGAGTCAGGTCGCGCGCGAAGCTGGCATCCGTGCCGTCCGTGAACAGGATCTTAGACATCGACCTGGTCCACCTCGTTGAGCGTGACGCCGAGCTCCGCGCTCGTCCCCTCGGTGCCGGTGGCGTCAGTCACGCCGATCCAGATTGGCACCGCGTTGGCGGCACCGCCGAGCACCTGCAGGCCGATCTCGACGGCCGCCCCCGGGGTCGCCGTGTCGAGTCCGGCCTCGGTGAGCGCGAGGACGATCTCTGTGGCCTCGTGACCGCTGCCGGGCGCGGCATCTGTCGGCGCAGCCGTGATGGGATCGACGCCCGGGGAGCTGGCCGCGACCAGCCGCTTCGCTGCATCTGGATTGCCCAGATAGAGGACGATGTCCTGCCGGCCGCTGCCGCCGTCGCTGCGGTGGCGCGTCTCCAGCGGACCGCTGACCGGGGTTTCCAGGCCGGGGTCAAGGAAAAAATCGAAATCGCTCATACCGCTATCTCCAGTGTGTCGACCGGGATGGCCACATCCACGGTGCTGGCCGTCTCCACCTCGAGCGGGTCGACGGCGGCGGACTCTATCTCGGGCACATCCAGGACGAAGCGCTCGGTGTACTGCTCAGCGCCCGGGTCGACCGGCTCCTGATTGCCTACGTAGCCGACCCATCCGTCATCGTCCGGGGCGCACCCGGTCACGCCGCCGATGTGGGTGTCTCCGTAGCGGATGAGCGGATCCGTGCGCGTCAACTCCGCGGCCACATCGGGAGCAGACGGCGCCGCGATGGGGTCCGAGGACAGCCCCAGGCCGGTCACGCGGCTGATCGCGATCTCCACTGACGTCGTCGCCTCGCCTGTATCCAGCCGCATGGTGTGCACGACACGGCGCACCTTGCCCTGCGCCGTGACCGTGTCGGTCTCGATGCGCGCGGTATGCACGAGATCGACGCCCGGGTGGAGCAGCGCGTCCCAGCTCGCGCGGCTGGTGCGGTGCGCGGACAAGATATCGGTGCGAGCCCGGGCGATGGACGCCTCCAGCAGCGCGTCTGCCTCTGCGCGACCACCGGACTCTCCGTCGGTGCGATCACGGTACCAGTCGCCGTTGGCGTCCGATACGTCACCGCCAGGGTCTGCCCAGCTCGCGGATCCCGTCCACGCGCTGGTGTCCACGTCCGCCGACAGGCTCGCGCTCTGTGATGTGTCGATGATGCCCACCTGGGCCACGCTCTCAGGCGACGTGACCGTGACACGGTAGGTCTCGGTCACGTCGCGCACCCAGCGCCGCGCCAGCTGTGCCTCAGCCTCGAGCACTAGGGTCTGGCGCACCGCGTCGTTGACGACCCACTGCACGCCGCACCAGCTACCAGAGCCGGGCGGATGGACGCAGTGCAGGCCACTGTACATGGGCAGCCAGCCGGCCGACTCCATCGCCGAGACGATCATGTCGATCCTCGGAATGGTCGTGCCCGCCGCCAGCCAGCCGCAGAACCCGCCCGGATAGGACCAGCGCCAGCGCACCCGCCGCTCCAGCTCGCGCGGGTAGCGATACCCGATATCGATCGACACGGTGTTGATCAGATCGCCGCGCTCCGCGAGCCTGATATCGGCCGTGCCGCCGAGGATGCTGGAGGCGCTGAAAGTGTGGTCCGGAGTGGCCGCTGCCGCCCAGGGCGTCAGCCGCCCCGCGCCGCTCGCGTCCAGATCGTAGCTCGCCGGGATAGTCGACAGCAGGTCTTCGGCGTACTGCAGCGAGTCGGCGCCAGCCGCGCAGAGATGCTGGGACCAATAGCCGCCGATCATCGCATCGAGCGCGGCGCGGGGAGCGCGCCCGAGCCGCTGCTGGCGCCCGTCCGTGCAGGCGAACCGCGTGGTCCGCTCGGATGGGTCGTACTCCGGCACATCCACTAGCCCGCAGAAGATCCGGGCCGTGGTGACCACGTCGCCGGCCGCATCCAGAACGGCGTAGTCGATGGCCACCGACTGCCCGACCCACGACGACGGGTCGATGGGGCCGCCCGTCGGCCGCAGCGTGAACTCTGCGACTCTGGCCGCACCCTCCTCGGCATCGACAGTCACATCCCCCACCAGACGCGCAGACACGTCCACATCGCCGAGTGTGACCACAGGCCGCCACCGCAGCGAGTTCCCGCTGACGCCATATCCGCCCGTACCGACGCTGTAGACCGTGGTGCGCAACGCGAGAGACGGCTGCAGCGCAGAGCTGACCACAGTGCGCAGCGCGAGAGACGGCTGCAGCCGCACGGGGCCGACGACCACCGAAAGGACTAGCGCTAGCCTGCGCGGCCAGGGCGGCGCTCCGCTGCCAGAGACCGGAGCGCCGGATACCGGGTGGCCGGAGATCGACATCTAGGCCTCCTCTGCGGACAGCGACCAGCCGTAGCTGGCTCCATCTGCATCGAGATCCTCATCGATGCCGTCCTGGCTGATCATGGTCAGCCGTGGGTACCAGCGAGCCTGGTAAGCGGTCGCGCCCGTCACCTCGTCGAGCGTGGCCTCGTCCCCGACCAGCGTGACCGGAGTCTCCACCCATAGCTCGCCGGCGTAGGCCAGCCCGTAAGGTGTATATCCGCTGTCAGACCTGCGGCCGGCCGGCAGTGTGAAGACCCGACCGGCCGACGTCATTGCCAGCGGCTCAATGCAGCTGACGATCTGAGGGGATGACCAGTCCACGGAGTACAGCCCAGGCGGTACCCATCCGGACGCCTGGATCCGGGTCGCTATCCGCCCGGACCACAGACTGCTGATGACTCCGGTGCCGTCCGCTAGGCGCGCGACGGACCGTGCGGACAGGTGGGTGTAGCTCTGCCGCAGCGACAGCACGGAGTGTACCGGCACGGACACTCCACCGATGACCAGATCCCGCTCGCTCACCTCCTGCCTCCGGTCTTGCGCCGCTGTCGAGCGACTGCGCGCCGCAGTGCGGATGCGTCGCCGGACGACGACAGCCTGAATGTCTGGCCGTCGAGATGAAACACGAGCTGAGATCCACCTGATACGGTGCCTCCGCCGGCGAACCGCGGCAGGTTCGGCAGGGCCGGCATGCGCGCCCTTGGCACGACCTCCCCACCCATCCGGTAGCCGGGCAGCAGCTTGCGCGCGACGGCAATCGGCCCCCGGTTGATGAGATCCAGCACCGGACGAAACAGCCGGGCACGCTCCTTGCGCGTCACGTGCTCGCCGCCCTCGGTCAGGATCGGGTAGCGGTCGCCGCCGCCGTAGCCGGGCACCCAACCACCCACCTGGAACCCCTGAGGGGTCGCCGCGCCGGCGGTAACGGTCGCCCCCTGCAGGCCGGTAAGCCGCGCCTCGAGCTGGGCGATCTTCTGCTCCGCGGCGCTGATGTCGGCGTCCACCTTTACCATATTGGTCTTCGCCGTGAGCTGGTTCAGGGTCTGCTCGAGGCCGGCCAGCTGCTGCTTCTGCGCCTCGATACTCGCCCGCAGCACCTCCGCCCGCTGGGCCTCGGCCGCGGCCGCCTCCTCGGCCTTCTGCTTCTCCGCCTCGTAGGCCCGGTTCAGCACGCTGCCGGCCTTCTCGGTCAGCGAGACGGCCGCCGAGGTGTCCGTGAGCTGCCCCGCCAGGGCCTGCACCGCCGAGGCCGTCTCGCGGATCTGCGCCGGGTCACTGCCCTCCTGGTACAGCGCCAGCGTCGCCCGGGCCAGATTCACCTCCGCCTCGCGGCGGATGTCGGCCTGCTGCGCCGCCTCGTCCAGGTCCCGGCGCCGCAGCTCGCGCACCTTGCCGGCCGTGTCCTGCTCGGCCGCCACCTGGTCGGCGGAGAGATCCTTGATGGTCTCCAGGTAGCGCTTCTGCTTTCCGAGCGAATCCTTCAGCGCCTGCTCGGTCTCGCGGATTGCGTCCTTCTGCGCCGACACAACCGCCTTCTGGGCGTCGATCTCGACCCGCTTGCTCTCCTCGGCCGCCGCCTTGTCCTTCTGCAGCCGCAGCGCCCGGAGCCGGTCCCGCTCCCCCTCCAGCTGCTTGCGCACCGCCGCGGCCTGCTTCTCCTGCTCGGAGATCTCCTCCAGCGCCGGCTTAACCCCCTCGCGGGCCGAGGACTCGATGTCCTGCATCGTGTCCCGGGCCGCCTCGAAGTGGCGCACCATCCCGCCGAAGTCGAGCCGCAGCACATCCTGCAGGATGTCGAACCCCAGCGCCGAGGCGACCGCCGTCTGCTGCCACAGCCGCACCGCGGGGGCCAGAAAGTCCCGGATCAATGTCGCCCCGCCCTGGGCCAGCGCCGTCACCGTCGGGGCCAGATCCTTGCCCACCGCCGCGTTGAACTCCCGCACCGCCTGCTGCATCCGGGCGATGGCGCCCTCCATGCCCGCGGCTGCCTTCGCCGCGTTTCCCGCCTGCGCCTCGGTCTCCTTTAGAACCCCGTTCACCTCCGCCTGGATCTTCTCCTGCTGCGTGAGCTCGCCCACCGTCTTGCCGATACTGGCCGCGTAGTCCTTCCACATCACCGAGACGTTCTTCGTCACCCCGGCGTTGTCCACCAGGATGCTGTTCTCGTTCTTCAGGCCCTCCGAGGCGGTCATTACCGCTTCCGACAGCGACAGGTGGGCCGCGCGGTTGAACGCCGCGGCGTCCTGCAGCCGCGTCAGGGTCTGCTCCGCCTGGCCGATGTCGTAGCCCCGCTGCAGCAGGTTCTGCAGCGCCTTGGAGGCGTCCGCCACGCTCATCAGCCCGTCGGCTGTCAGCCGGGTGACCACCTCCATGGCCTGGCCGATGCCCACCCCGGTATGGTTTGCCACCGCCTCCAGCCCCTTGAAGGAGGCCTGCAGCCGGCGGTTCTCGTTGATGGCGCTGCGCACGAAGGCAGTGATGGACCCGAGCGTCAGCCAGTTCCGCAGCTCGCCAGCGACCGACGCCGCGGCCCGCTGCGTCCCCTTCAGCTCCTGGTTGAGCTCGCGGGTGCGTTGGCGCAGGGCCGTCTTCGCCCGCTGCAGGTCCTGCAGCGAGGTCCGTCCGTCCCGGGCCAGCCGGTTGTAGGCCGCCTGCAGCGTGGTGATCTCGCGCCGGATGTCGCGCACCGGGCGCACGTCCAGTACGTTGAATGCCTGCTTCATCCGCGCCGAGTCTGAGCGCAGCCGGGTGGCGGTGGCCGAGACGTCGCCCTGCAGGCCCTTGATGGCCTGCTGCACCTCCGGCATGCCCAGCATCCGGACCAGGATGTCGATACTCTGGTCAGCCATCTGCTGTCAGGTCCTCGAGCGCGGCGAGATAGAGCCCCAGGGGGTAGTTCAGGACGTTGCCGTGTCCGAGCCGGACAAGGGCGCAGAGACTGCGGTCGAAGCGCCGTACCAGGCCACCACGCGGTCCACCCCCGCGAACATCCGCGCCCGCCAGCCGAAAAAATCGGCATTCACCTGCTTGGCCTTGTCCAGCACCGCCCGGATCTCCGAGGGCTTCATCGCATCCAGGTCTCCCGGAGAGAGGCCTGTCATCGCCCGCAGTTCACGGAAGCTCACCTCCTCGAACAGCAGCTCCGACAGGGGGTCCTCCGCCGGGGCCGACTCCGCCGCCTGGATGAGCGCGCGCAGCTCGGCGACGGTGAGCTCATTCACCGTCGCCGAGCGATTTCCAATGGGGATTCTCTCGCTCATCAGGCCTGCGCCACCTTCTGGATCTTCCCGTACTGGCTCACCGACCCGTCACTGGGCTTGCTGGTGTCAAGCTGGGCGGTGCCGGTGAGCGCGAGTTCGGCGTGCTCCGGCTGGATGAAGCCGAGGTTCGGCGCGGCTCCGAAGCGCACCTTGTAATACTCCAGGGTGTGCGGCTCGCCACTCTGGGCCTTGTTCAGACCCGAGAGGAAAACACGCCAGTTCTTCCCGGAATGGGTCAGCATCTCGATCACGTCGGCGGCCTTCTTGGTGTAGTCCACCAGCACCGTGCTGCCGTCGCCGACGCTGCCGCCGGAGAGCACATAGATGCCGCCGGTGCGCAGCTCGTAGTCCGTGCCCTCCACGTAGGTGGTGGTGCCGGTGCCGTCGGTGACCGTGATGGTCTGGTCCGGATCGGGCAGGTAGTCGAACGGCAGCATGCCGTCCAGATAGGCCGTGTGGCTCTCGTCGGTCACCGCGCCGGCCGCAACGGCGGTCACGTGGCCGAACAGCGCCATGCTCAGGTTCTCGGCGCTGTAGTCGCGCATCTTGATCTGCAGCGTCACGCTGTCGATACGGCGGAAGCTGTTCGCCGTGCCCCCGGTGCCGTTGCGGCTGGTGGGCAGCTTCACTTCCGTCTCCTCCTGACCCACGACGCACTCGTCCACCTCGCCCACGTCCCGCAGCGCAGCGCTGCCGTCCGCCAGACCGAGGTGCAGGATGCCGTCGCCGGAAAACGTCTGCTCGGTGTACATGGATTCAAACCTCCTCTAGGTCTTCTGCGCTGCGCCGGGGTCAGATCACGCCCTGCGCCCGCAGCCACTCCGCCTGATCATCCCGCAGCATCACCTTCCCCTCCGGCTGCCGCACCTTGCGCCCCTGCACCAGCGCCTTCTTCAGGGTGTACTCCTTGCGCGGCGCGGGCTTCTGCTCCGGCTGCACCTGCTTCTGCTCGCTCATCGTCACATCCTCCGTCATGCCGTGCTCCACTGCACCCGCACCACCATCCGGCTGCCCACCGAGGGCCGGAACAGGTCCCCGTCCGGCTCGATGCGCTCCGGCGTGGCGTGCACCCGGTACCCTGCCACCGGCAGCCGCTGCTGCCCGAAGGCGTGAACCGCTGCCTCCACCTCCGCCTCCAGCTGCGCCAGCAGTCCGTTGCCCACGCCCCAGTCCGCATCCGCGCTGTACTCCCAGCACTCCACGTACACCGTGAACTCGCCCCGCCGGTTGCGGCCCTGGCCGGGCATCCGCTGACCCATGCTCACCACCACCGTGCGCCGCTCCGGCGTGCTGGCGCTGGCGCCCTTCACCACCTCGGCCGTTGCCAGCTCCGCCTCCAGCCATGCCGTCAACGCATCGACGATCGGCGCCCACATGGCGCTACCCTTTCAGCCGGGCGGCCTTCAGCCCGGCCTCCACGCCCCGTAGCAGCCAGGTCCGCACCCGCTCCCGCATCACGCCGGAATCCCGCACCGGCTGCACGAAGTGGTCCGCCGGCGTGCCGCGGCGGGCGATGCTCCGCGAGATGGCCCAGGCCAGGTCCCGCTGGTCCCAGGCCGGGTTCCGCGGCGCCAGCCGCCGCACCTTCACCCAGTCGAGGATCGCCGACACCGGCGGCGGGCCGCGGTAGCCGCCCCGCGTCCCCTGCTCCACGTACGGGCCATGCTGAGCATGCGGCCCGGCCCGGTACTCGAACGCCGAGACCCGCTCCGCCTCGATGCTGTTCGTCAGCGTGCTCTCCGCCTTCGGCGCCAGCCGCCGCTCCTCGCGGGCCACCTCCTCCGCGGCGCGCTTCACGAACCGCTCCACCGCCCAGCCCACGGCCCCCGCGTCGGCGGACAGCAGCCCGGAGGCGTCCAGTTCGAAGCCGATCCCCGCCATCAGCGCGCCGCCTCCCGCTCGAACTCCCGGAGCAGCTGCTCCGTCAGCGCCTGGGGCGTGCCGTTGCTCGGCACCTGCGCCATCCCGCGGGAAAGGGTCACCGGGTTGACCACTCCGCTCACCGCAAGCTCCCGCATCCCCTCCGCCAGGGCCCGCAGAAGCAGCAGCGCCCGGTCCCCGGCCGCCACCGTCGTCCCGCCCGCCTCATCGCTCAGCAGGTGACCGGCGAAGTAGTAGAACCGGAAGGTCGCACCGCACACCGCGATCTGCGCCGCCGTCGGCGCCGGTGTCAGCCACAACTCCGCCGCCCCGCCGCTCTCCACCCGCGACAGCCGCGGCAGCTGGCCCGGATAGAGCGGGTCCCACGGCTTGTAGCGCCGCTTCTCCGCCCCGCACCACAGCGCCACCTTCGGCTGCAGCAGATCCGCCGGCGCCGGATAGTCCGGCTGATCCGCCGCCAGCGACAGCGACCCCAGCAGCGTCCGCGGCCGCACCCGCCCCAGGTCCAGCGCGGCAGCCGTCAGGTGCCGGATGAAGTCCGCGTCCGCAGCGGCATCGAACTTCGAGGCCGCATTGCCCAGCGCCGCCTTATAGTCGGCCACCAGGTCGGAGAGCGTCATCGTGCCGGCCATCGCCTACTCCACCCCCTCCATCTCGCCCTCGACGATCGCCCGATCCCGCGCATCCGCCCGCCGCATCGCGTCGGACCGGGTCGGGCTGGACGTCAGCCAGTGCCGAGCATCGCCCCACAGGCAGTGCCGGGCCTCGTGCCAGATCTCCGCCTCGGTGGCGTCCTCCGGCAGGGTGATGGCGCAGGGCATGGTCCAGTCCCGCGACCCGTCGGCGCGCGCCGCGTAGGTCGAGCAGGCGGCCGCCTGGACGCCGGTCACCCGGCTGCAGTAGGCGGTGGACTCGCTCCGCGGGGGCTGGGTCACGCTCCACTCGCCCGGCAGCTCATCGACCGCGACGCAGCCCCAGAAGCAGGGCTCACGCAGCGCGGCGCAGGACGCCAGTGCCGCGGCGGCGGCCACGGCGGCCATCGTCAGGAGAAACCAACGTGCGCTGCGTTTGATGCTGATCATCGGCTACCTCCTGTTGTTATAGCCCCAACAACGCCCGCTCATCCCGCCCCCAGGCCCGCACGCTCTCGACGTGCGCCTGGTAGGCGGCGATGGCCTCGGCCTCGCCGGGTTCGAGGGTGTACGTCCCGTTGAGCGCGCCCACGCTGATGCGCGCGAGATAGAGTTCCTCGTCGAGCGGATAGGCGTCCCGGATCCGCTGCTGCATCCGCTCGTAGATGAGCCGGCAGTGGGGGCTCTCGGCCTTGATGCGCTCGCGCAGGGCATCATCGAGCGTCACCGTCTCCAGCGTGGTGATGACCTCCGGGACGACGGGCGCGCAGCCGTCGGGTACGCTGATATAGGTCCAGCCGTCGAGCTCGCAGAGCTCGGTAATGCACTCGCCGATGTCGCCGTCAGGCCCGCGCACGGTGTGCGTGGTGTAGGCGTCGGTGACTTTCTGGTAGCGCATGATAGAGGTCATGGTTCAGGTCCTTCGCGGTGCCGAGCATGTGCTGCAGCGAGCGGGTGTGCCGGGCGTGTCCGAGCAGTGAGACGGCCGATTCCAGTTGTCCCGCCTGGACGGCGCGGCGGTAGTTGTGGAGGGCGTGCTTGCGCACCCAGCGCCCGGAGCGCCAGGTGCGATAGCCGCAGAAGTTCACGCCGCGCTTCACGCGGTGGATGCTGGTGCGGGAGTACTCCAGGCCCAGGCGCTCGCGCAGGAAGGCGCCGATGGCTGCCCGGTGGGCAAGCGCCTGGTCGCGGGTCAGGCCGATGAGCACGGCGTCATCGACGTAGCGGGCGTAGTGGCGCACCTTCAGCTCCCGCTTCACGAAGTGGTCCAGCGGGTTCAGGTAGATGAGCGCATAGAGCTGTGAGAGCAGATTCCCGATGGGGATACCCTTCCCGGTCTCCATCTCGGCGAACAGGGCCATCACGTCGAGCAGCCGGCGATCCTTGATGCGCCGCTCAATAAGCCCCAGGAGCACGCTCCGGTTGATGGAGTAGAAGAACCGCCGGATGTCCAGCTGCAGTACGTAGTCGTCGCCGTCGCAGGCCAGGAGCGCCTGGTGGACATACTCCGATGCGGCATGGGTGCCCTTGCCGGGTCGGCAGGCGAAGCTCTGGTCGATGAACGTGCGCTCGAACAGCGGCATGACCACCCGGTAGATGGCGTGCTGGACCACCCGGTCGCGGAACGCCGGCGCGTGAATCGTGCGCGGCTTAGGCTCGTAGACCTGGAAGCAGTGGTAGGGCCGCGGCCGGTAACTGCCATCGTGCAGCGTGCGGTGCAGGTGCTCCAGCTGTGCGCCGAGACGCCGCTCGAAGGCGTGGCAGCTACGGGTCAGCCGCTTGCCGTTCCGCGCTTCCAGGTAGGCCTCGTGCAGCGCCTCCGGGGTGAAGCAGGCATCGAACAGGTTTCCGTACCGTTTCATGAGATCCGCTCCCTGGTCCTCGCTGTCGCTACCGAAAAGGGCCCGGTACCGCTGATTTCGCCCAAGGCAGGACGCCGCCTCCCTGTGGCTCCACTGTTCCTCTGCAGGATATGAGGAGGAGCCGCAGTCCGCCCGGAACCCCACGTTCACGTTGGAGTTGTTGCGGGCGTTGTTCCAGTTGGCCGCCCACACCCCGGCATTCGAGGAGTTGTTCCAGTTGCCGCCGGAGATCAGCGCGAGCATGTCAAGACGCCGCCCTTTCGGTCGCAATCCATCCGCCGATCATCCGCCCGAGCTCATCCACCATCCGGCTGATGGTCTCGTAGCGGTGACGGCCCTGCGCCTCGGGCGACCGGTCCGAGGCGTTGTCGTGATGATGGCCGAAGTAGCCCAGTTCGTGCGCCAGTCGCAGCTGCATACGCAGCCGCTCGTGGGCGATGTCCAGGCTCGTTAAAGTGGTCTTCTTGTGATACCGCTTCTGCGCCTCGATGATGAGGTCGTAGACCTCATAGGCGGTGTTGCGGATCCGACTCGCGAGCGCGTACTTCTCATGCCGCGGGAAGTGATTCAGATACAGGTTGAGCTGGCGCGCGAAGGACAAGAACTTTCCGTCCAGCCGCGCCTCGCCATGTATCGACCGCACATTCATCTCGCTATCGCTCGCCCTGACAGAGTTACAAATAACAGGCCGCCCGGAACCCCACGTGCACGTCGGAGTTGTTGCGGGCGTTGTTCCAGAGGGCCGCCCACACCCCGGCATCCGAGGAGTAGACCCAGCTGCCGCCGGAGAGCAGCGCGAGCTGATCCGTGGCGCGCTGGTAGTAGTAATCCTGGCCGAACAGGTTGGTGCCGGCCGTGCTGAGCCCGCCGGCATCCTGCGGCAGGCCGAGCCCGGTCAGCGCCCAGCCCTCGCCTGAGACCGCGGCGGAGAGGACCTGGCCGGCGCCGTCGCCGAACTTCTGCGTGTAGCCGTTGCCGGCTGAGTAGGCGGTCTCGAAGGCGGGGTGAATCGCCTCCATCATCGCCGCCACACCCGCGGCTCCCCAGTGGTCGGTGGCCGTGGTATTGCCGGAGGTGAAGTCCTTCATGGCCGTCGCCAGCGCCGCGGCGTACCAGCTCCCCTTGCGGGCGGTGCCGCCGGAGGCGTAGGCGGTGAATGCCGTGCTGTCGCAGCCGTCCAGGCTGAATGTGTTCGCGTCGACAGCGGTGATGGTATAGAGGCGGCTGTTGACCTCTGTCATACCCACCACCGAGTAGATCTCGACGATGTCCCCGGTGGACCAGCCGTGGCCGGTGATGGTCGCCACGGCGGGATTCGCCTGGGTGATACCCTCAATGGCCTGCGCCTCGGCCACGCAGGTGATCCCAGTTGAGACCTCCCATACCAGACCGTTCAGATCCACCACCCCGCAGGCCTGGCCGTTGTGGGCCACCTTGCCCGCCGGCGTCCCGCTGCCGGTCTTGCCGCAGTTGCTGTACCCGTCGGAGACGTAGGAGACCTCGGCGTCGTTCGCATCGCCCAGGGCGTTGTTGTTGCAGCCCTTCGGGAAGTTCTTCGCTCCGCCCGCGTCGTACCAGGCGCAGTGCGTCGTGGACGTGGCCGCCTGGCCGTGGGCGAGCGACAGCAGCGCCAGGGCGCCACGGATGAACCGCGAGCAGCAAAAGAAGGGCGAGGCGGCATCATAGGCCCCGTTGGCATCGCCGCGGCCCTTCGGCGCATCCAGCGTCGCGGCGTAGTTGTTCGCGCCGGCGGCGGTGATATCAGCCACAGGATTATGATCTGCATGAGCGCTGAGCGGCAGGCCGTTGGCCACGCTGCTGGCCACGTAACCGGTCCCGCGGGCCGTCTTCGAGCACTTGTACTTGTCAACGAAGAAGCCGCGCTTGACCGACCCGCCATCGTAGAACGCGCGGTGCAGCGCATAGCCGGCCAGGGTCGCAGCGGCCACAGAGGCGAACGCGGACTCCGGCTGCACATCGACCCCCCCGTTGCCGGCGATCTTGTAGAAGAAAGCCGGCACCCACACCATCACGCTGCCGTCGTCATAGAGATAGTTGCCGTAGTTCGGCGACGCCGGGTCGGATGTGCCCGGCAGCGTCGCGAACCCCGCCGGCAGCGCGCCGGGGTAGACGCCGACGCCGAAGCCCTGGGCGCCCGGCACGCCGATGTCGTTGGTCACCGGCGCAGCGCCACCCCGCTGAGAAGCCCACAGACCGCCCGCCCACACGCTCACGCCAGAACCTCCCACACCGCATCGGCGGTGGTGGCGGTGAACCTCACTGCGCGCACCGGCCCCTCGATGACATCGACCGTCGCAGAATCGACATCTCCGTGAGGCCAGGCGCTCGCCTCGGCGGTGCCAGCCTCGACCGCACTCAACGGGCTGACGGTCGTCTCTACGAATGCGGTACCGCCAGCACCTGGCGCCACGCGGACAGTGACTCCGCTCTCGGGGAATGGGTGCGGGATGACGATCCAGTCGGACACGGCGCCAGCAAGGACCGTCCCCGTGATGGACATCTCTCCGCGACCAGCGTCGTCATATGCGCGTGTCAGCGTCTTGGTCATCTCTCACCCCTGTGTCTTGGCCACCAGAAACACGAACCCGTGATAGGCGGCATACCCGACGCCGCCCAGCACCGTAATGATTCCCCAGCCGATCACCTGCTGTCGGATGGCCTCGCGGCGGCGGCGGCGTTCGCGCTCCTCCTCGATCCATTCGGCGATGAACTCGTGGTGCTTCGCGTGGGTCGCGGCGTCGATCCGCGCCCGGGCGTCCATCACCTCCGCCACGACGCGGGCCACATCCTCGGCGGTGAGCTCCGTCACGGGTCGGCCTCCGCGGGCTGGTCCCGGGCCCAGGCGCTCCAGCCGCCGAGCTGCTCCACCGCCCGGCCCTCGCGCTCCCGCAGCTGGTCCTCGCCCGTCGGGGTCAGGCAGCTGCTGGCCGCCGGGTCCTGCGGCCCCACCCACCGCGGCAACGGCGGCAGGGCCTCCGACCCCTGGAGTTCCCGCGGCGGCTGCGCCTTCACCGGCACGGGCACCTTCACCTCCACGGTCCGCACCCGTTCCGCGAACGGGTAGCAGCCGCCCAGGCTCACCAGGAGAGCGACTGCCCAAGCTGCTCGAGCCCATCCGCCCACTGATTCATCGCCTCCGGTCCGTGTCCCCCTGGCAGCGCTTCACGCCCCGCCCGGGCCTGCGCCAGCGCCCGCCGCGCCGATCGGTCGTCGGCCGCCTGTTGCCGCTCGGCCTCTGCCTGCAACGCATCGACGCGCTCGCTCTGCCGTGCCAGGTCCGCCTCCAGCCTGTCCTGCGCCTGCTGCGCCGTCTGCGCCTGCTGCAGGGCCCGGTCGCGCTGCACCTCCGCCCGGGTCAGCCCGATGTAGAGCACGCCGGCCGTCAGCGCCCACCCAGCCAGCAGCACCGCGCAGACCGTCAGCCAGGGGCGCGAGATGCCGCCGGAGGACCACCCGGCGGCCTTCAGCGCCAGGCCTGGCGCCACCTTGGCCAGCAGCGATAGGAGGAGGCTCACGGGACATCCTCCCGGTCATCGTCGCCCCGGCGCCGGTTGAACCACTTGTAGAAGGCCACCGCCGTGCCCAGCAGGCCGATCACCAGTGACAGCGCCGCCACCGTCCCGCCGCTGCCTGGAATGTCCGGCGGCTGCTGGCTGAACACACGGGAGACCACCCAGGTGATCAGCGCCGCCGCCCAGACCAGCACCAGTTCGTCGAAGAGACGCTTCACGCTGCATGCCCCAGGCGGATGAGGTCCCGCCAGTCGGCGCCGGGCGCCTGGAGGTGCGGGAACTCCCGCTGCCGCGGGTTCCACCGCCCGGCCCACTCGAAGCCGGTCCGCTCGCCCAGAGCGCCGTAGCGGTCCCACAGCTCGCCGCCAACGCCAGGTTGTCCCCAGTCAGGACGCCCGTCGGCGCCGACTGTCGCCCACACGGGCTTACCATCCAGAAGCGGCACGGCGTCCAGCGCCAGGCCGTAGTTGTGCAGCGACTGCCCCGGCCCGGCCCAGGTGACCGGCCCCGGCTCGAACTGCGGTCCCACGTCAATCAGGATCCGCGCCAGGTCGGGCCGCCCCAGCCCTTCGAGCTCCAGCGCCTTGCTCTCGATGCCGCGCAGCGGCCGCCCGCGCCGGTAGAGCCGCGCCTGCTCCTCCACGCCCCGCCGCGTGCAGTAGACCAGCAGGTCCATCCCCGCCGCCTCGGCCAGGCGCAGCAGCTCCTGGGCCATCTCGGCCACATGCGGCTGCAGGTCATCGAGGCGGCGGCTGGCCACGGGTTTAGTCCCCGGCGTCCCCGTCGCCGACGGCGGCGGCTCCGGTCTCGTCGGTGCCGTCGTTCTCGGCCGCATCCGCACGCCGCAGCCGCTCCTCGGCGATGGCCGCCAGCAGCGTCGAGCGGGGCTTCTCCTTCGCCTGCTCAGCCGCCTCCAGCCGGTCGAGCAGGCCGGCCTCGATCTCCGGCAGCAGATCGCCCATCTCGCGCACGCTGTGCTCGAGCAGCCGTTCCAGCGCCTCGGCCTCCGGATCGGCGGCCAGCTCGGGCGCCGCGGCCTGGGGCGCCACCCGCGGCACGCGGTTCTCGGGCACCATCCGTACCTCGCCGGGCGGGATGGCGATGCCCGCCACGTAGCGGGTGTTCTGGCCATCGTTGTGGAAGGGAATCTCTTTCATCGGTCCTCCTGGAGGGCCCCTCCCGCATGCGGGAGGGGCCGCTGGCTGGCATCTACGCTCAGGCGGCGCGCGCGACGCGGCCGGAGCTGGAGTAGAGCACGATGGAGGTGTAGGCCCGCTTCAGCTGCGTCGGGGTGTGCACCACCACGAACTGATCCCCGTAGGCCTCCTTCTTGCCGGTGAACCGGCCGTTGGCGTCCTTCTGGTTCTCCAGCTCGCCCATGGACCAGGGCTTCATCATCCGGTAGCGGGTCTGCCCCCGCTCGCCGACGATGACGCGCTGGTCGGCCATCCACAGGCCCGGGGCCGTGGCCTTGAAGTTGGGCACATCCTTGACGCGGCCGAGGTTGCCGTCGGCGGCCAGGTCCGTGCCGGGCACGCGGTAGTTCGCCGCGAACTTGCGCGCCTGGCCCACGCTCTCCATCACCGTGCCGCTCATCAGGCCGAAGTTCGCCATGTGGTAGCGGGCGTCCTCGATGACGCTCTTGCGCAGGCCGTAGCGGTACAGGAAACCGTCCCAGTGCACGTCCAGCGCGTCGGTGCCCAGGTCGGCGTCGAAGGCGTAGACGTTGGTGGCGTAGCTGTAGCTGATGGTGTAGGCCGTGGCGTCGGCCGGGGTCTGCACGGCGCCCGACTCGTCCACCAGGGTGATCTCGCCCAGGTTGTAGTCCAGCACGTAGTAGGTGCCGGCGGCCTGGGTGCCGGTGCCGTCGTACTCGCTGAGCGCAACGGCGTTGTAGGTCACCGTGATGGGGTTGGTTATGCTCCCCACCTGGTTGCCCTGCAGGTCGTAGACCGCGCGCGGGCGCACCACCGGGAAGTGGGCCAGGACGAAGATCTGCTTGGCCCCGTCGGCCTGCAGCTCCAGGTCCTCGTCGGTCACGGCCACGGCGCCGTACTCGTCGGCGGCCCGCAGGATCTCGTTGAAGATCAGCTGCTCGCCGTCCTCGCTGATGATCCGGGTGGCGTTCTGGGTGTTCTCAGCCACCGCCTCCCAGTTCAGGCGCCGCGCCTGGGTCAGGTAGCGCAGCTCGTCGGACACCTCGAAGGCCAGCTTCTGAGGGATCGGGTAGGCCGTCTCCGCCGTCTGGATGACGCCGGCCCGGCCGATGCTGCCGCCCTCGTAGACCCGGGTGCCGTCCCGCCCCGCGGCGTTGGCGTCGCGGTAGCTGTAGGGGATGGTCATCGAGGTGGCGAACTCGGCGGTGCCCACGTCCACGAACTGCAGGCCAACCATGCGGTAGAGCGCCTCGCGGATGACGGTGCGCTCCCAGGAGACCGGCACGCTCACATCCGAGACCACCCCGTCACCGGATGCCAGCAGCTTGGCCTCGTGGGCCAGCTCGGCGGCATGGCGGCTGTCGAACTCCGCCAGCACCCGCTCGGCCAGCGCCTTGTTCTCCGCCTGCAGCTGCCCGCCGGTGGCGGCGTAGCGGCGCGAGTCGGCCATGTCGGCGATGCCAAGGCGCTTGTCGATGCTCTCCTGCAGCGCCTTGACCTTGTTGCTCTCGTCCACGCTGATGTGCACGCTGCCGGACGGCCCCTGGTAGCCCATGGAGGCCAGCTTCGCCGCGGCGGCCATCTTGTTGCCCAGCGCGATCTGGTGCTCGGCCAGGCGCACCACCTGGTCCTCGGTCATCTCGGCGGTGATGAGGTCCTCCGCCTCGGCCAGCTCCTTCTTCACCTCGTCGGTCAGCCCATCGGCCTTCTCGATGAGGTTGCGGAACTGGGTCAGGCGGGCCTCGCGCTGCTCGGCGAGCTGCCGGGTCTGCTGCGCCTGGGCCGCCAGCGACTCGGCCAGGATGCGTTTCACGTCCGACTCCGACAGCGCCGTGCCGTCGCCGCCGGCGGGCGTCGGGGTGTTGATGCTCAGCGTGACCGCCTGCTCGCCGATGGACTCGGCCAGCGACTTGCCGGTCGCCTCGAACTGGCCGCACAGGGCCTCCAGCGCCTTCTGGTCCTCGCCCAGCGCCTTGGCGCTCGACTCGAAGGCCGCCACCAACTGGGCCACCACCGCCTCGGCCAGCTTGAGCCCCTGCAGCTTCTCCTGCAGCTTCTTCAGCCACTCTTTCATGGTCGCCTGCACCTCTGTGGTCAATAACCGCTCGACGCGCGGCCCGACATAGGTCGGCACCGTGCCCGTGGAATCCTCGGAGAGCCGGATGGGGTCCAGTCGCTTGATGACCGGCCGCGGCGTCAGCGCCGCACCGAGCAACGTCGCCCCGTGGTGCTCCCGCTTCTCGTTGTCCTGCCAGTTGTCGTGGAACTCGGCGGAGACGTAGATGAACCCCCGCTTCTGGATGGCCTCCAGCCCGTACTCGGTCAGCTCCACCTTGCCGCGGAGCTTGTCCCCGTCCAGGAACAGCGAGCGCAGGAACCCGGCCGCGCCGCCGGAGGGGTTGTGCGCCAGGTCGAAGACCAGCTCCTGGCCGATGACCCCGGCCTCGAAGTTGCGCACCATCGACAGCAGCATCTCCCGGGTGATCTCGAACTCCCCGTAGCGGGGATCGAAGAACGTCCCGGCGCGGGTGATGTTCACCACCACCTCGCGCTTGCCTTCGGACAGCGCCCGCGCATCCACGCGGTCGCCCAGGATCCGGCGCACGCCCTCCGGCGCCCGCGCCTCAAGCCTGAAGATCCGCCCCGCCGCCGTCACATCGCCACCTCCAACGAAAAAGCCCGGACCGGTCCCCGCGCATCCACGCGGAAACCGAACCGGGCTCGATCACCTCTTTCGGTTGTCGCCTACCCTAGTGGGGCTGACAAGACAGGACCATGGGAAATCGTGTCACGCACAGGGCTGTGCGCTAAACTGTGCTCCATCGTGGTACTGGTCGTCACCGGCTGGCTTCCAGGTTTTCGCCGGTCGCTGGCATCCTGGGTGAAGGTACCGCGGGTTGCCCTTCCGGTTTAGCCACCGCGCCCCCGGCTCATCCGTCCGGTACACCTCCCCACACAAGCTGCAGCGCCGCTCATGTGGCTTCGCGAAATTCGTCATGAGCCCCCCACGCTGACAGAGACACGGGCACCCTCACCCACCCCTTGCACCGGCACAGCGCCAGCCCCTCCGCCACCTTCACGCATCGGGACCGGATCACCTCGCCGTCGAAGATCCGGCGCCCGCAGGCCGGGCAGTCCACCGGCGCCGGCCGTACCACCGGCCGAGCCAGACGGGCGGCGCCTTCAGCTCTCGGCATTCTCCGGCGCCTCGGCATCAATATCCGCATCTGTCAGCGGCGGCCGCCGGCCGGCGATTGCCGCCTCCATCAAATCCGCCACCCGCTCCTCGAGCTCGGGCGGCACCCGGGCCAGGGTGAAGCCCACCGGCCCCACGGACTCCTCGTAGCGGTTGATCAGTCGTCGGGTGATCACAGCAGCGTCTCCTGTACGAACCGGGTGAACGCCGGGGCCAGGAGCTCCAGCAGCTCCTCCTCCAGCCCGCCGCGGCCATAGGCCATCAGGTCGAAGATGTTGGCGAAGGCTTCCGCCGCCTGGCGGTGGCGCCACGCCTTGTAGTATCTGAGCGAGTGGCCGCGCCCGCTCTTGTTCAGCGTGATGGACCCCACCAGGTCCATGATATTCAAGTAGGACTCGTGCCCGTTCGGGAAGTTGTCCGCGATGAATCCAATATCATCGTACTCCGAAGCGGCCCAGTAGTCGGATCCTACGGATTTCTTCCATGCCGGCGTGCCACGGGCCCATACCTGGCCCCAGATGTCCGCCCTCTCCTGGAACAGGCGATCCAGCCGCGCCACCAGCCGGTCCCGCAGGGCCGATGAGCCGTCCGCCTCCGGGTGCAGCCGCCGGAGCTCATCCAGCAGCGGGTGCGATTTCTCCGCAAAGGCCAGGTAGCGGGCCTGCTGGTAGGCCGATTCGCTGAACCGGCGGCCACGGAAGCGGTCGGCCAGCGCCTCGCTGGAGCCCACCATGCGCTTGTAGGCCTCCCGCCGGCGGGTGCGCCACAGCTTGTCATCCGTTTTCACCGCCTCCCGGCCGGCCGGGCTGTCCGAGGCGTAGCGGGCCCCGGGCCCGCGGTGCTGGTGGTCGATATAGTGCCCGTACTCGTGCCGCCAGGAGCGCCGCCCGTCCGGTGTGCCCGGGTCGAGTCGCCGGCCCATCATCACTCCGCCCTGGAGGTGATAGGCTCCGTGTTCGCTGTCCGGCGCGATGTAGCGCGGCGGCGGGAACCGGTCGATGATGTCGCGGATCTCCTGCGGCGCCCCGTCCCAGGCGGGAGCCCAGTGCTGCGCCCGGGCGGCGTCATCCGTCAGCGCCGGTGGCGGGGTCTTCGGCAGCGCCCACTTCGAGGGCTCGATGCCGCGGCGCTCATACTTCACCTTCAACACCTTCCAGGGCGTCGCGATCTCGTTCTCGCGCAGGTAACCCAGCTCCAGCGCCTTCTGCTTGTGCCAACCGCCAAGCACCGCCGCCTGGCGCGCCGGAGTCTGCCGTGCCAGCCACTCCAGGCGATCCTCCGCTCCGGCCCGGTCGGCCTCGCTCACTTCGTCCTCGAACACGATCTCCACGAAGGACAGCGTGTTGGGGTGCGCCGGCCAAGGGCACCGCTCGCGGGATGGATAGACGCCCGGCCCCAGGCCGTGGAGGTTGGCGCTGGCATGCAGATCGCAGATGTCGTGCTCCGGGTGCCGCGGAGAGAGCAGAAACCGCCACCCGGCGAACCCCTCGGTGCCCTCGCCGCCGGCCATGTAGGCCTCCCCGTGGGCCCGGTTGATCTCGGTGCGCATGAGCCGCCGCGCCTGGTCGTATGGGTTGCCCTGGGTCGCCATCAGCGCCTGGCCGGCCCCGTTCGCGACGCTATCCGCACGGGCGGCGTCCATTTGTGACTGGGTGTCCTTCGGTATCACCTCGCCGCGCAGCAGGAGCTCCCGTGCCGCTCTGCTGGCGGAATGCCCCTGCAGCACAGCCTGTTCGATTGAGCCGCGCAGCACCTCGGTGGTGCGCTGGTTGATGCGCCAGATCCGGTCCGATAGCTGCAGGCCGTCCTCGGCCACGAACCGCTGGACGAACCACACCGCGTCGTCAGCCACCCGGGTCAGATCCTGGCTGATGCGCAGGGCATCCCCGGCCCAGGGCTGCACCCCGAGGTCGGCCGCCTGGACCAGCCCCTTGGCCAGCACCTCGTCGCGGGCGGTGGCCAGCTGCGACAGCCGGCTGTCCACCTGCCCCATCAACTCCTGCAGCACCTCCAGCTGCAGCATACCCGCCCCGTCGGCATATCCGCGGATCTCCCGCTCGATGTCCCGCCGTGCCGTCGAGTAGATGCGCTCCAGGTCTGCGAGCTGGTCCCGGTCGAGGGACTGCATCGCCCGCCGCGCCTTGAGCGAGGCCCGGCGGATGCCGGACTTGCGCGCCGTGCGGGTGTTGGTGGCCATCAGAACAGGCGCTCCTGCTCCGGCTTCGGCCCGTTGCGCGCCTCGTCCTGCTCGCGCCGCCGCGCCACCCGCTCCTCGTGCTCGTGGATGTAGTCGGCCCGCTGCGGCGGCGTGTCCGGGATCGCGTACTCCGCCACGGCCAGCTGCCGGCGGTACCGGTAGACGCAGGCGTCCAGCCCCCACTTCTGAGCCGGGGTCAGCACCGTGTCCGGCTCGTGCTCAGCCAGCCAGGCCAGGGCGCGCACGAACCGGATTGCCCAGGCGGAATAGCCCAGGTTGCACCGGGACAGGTCCAGGGCCTTGGCGCGCTCGGTCCGGGTCATGAGCGGGTCGTGATACTGGTGGCGCTCTCTCCCTTCGGCGCGTTGCCCGGGGTGACGCTCACCCGGGGTCGGTTGGGCGGGTCCTGGTAGGCCCCCGGGTCCGGGTAGGGGTCGGTATTCTTCGCCTCTTCCTTCAGCCGCTCGCGGATCACCGACGGATCGAGGCCGGCTGCGTCCCATGCCGTCCCGCGGTCAACACCGATGGCCTGGTACTTCAGGGCGAGGTCGGCGCGCTGGTTCGGCGTATCGGTGCGCCGCTCGGCGAACACCACCTCGAAGTCATAGGCATCCGGGTTGATTCCGGCCAGGAGCAGGTCGAGCCTGAACCCGAGCTCATAGGCGAACGCCTGGGTGTCCTGCAGGGCGTCGATCTCGTCGAAGTAGTCCCGCTTCAGGTCCTCGAGGACATCCCGGTTCAGTTCGTCGGCGTAGCCGAAAAGCCCCTTCGGCGCCGGGGCCCCGGAGAAGAAGGTGTCCAGCAGGTGTACCACATCGGCGATCTGGTCCAGGTTCGCGTCCCCCTGGACCGCCGTCACCGCGCCCTTCCGGTTCAGGTAGTAGTTCGTGGTGATGGTGGTCTGGTCTTCCTCGACCTTCGCCTGGTAGGTCTCCAGGTCCTCCGGGGTCGCCCCCTCCAGCACATGGGCCGTGCGCATCGGCGCCCGCTCCCGCCGTCGGATGACCATGTCCTCCTCGGTCATGGTCAGCTTCCGCCATGGTGTGCGGCTGGCGTCGAGGTAGGGCCGCCCGAGGGCGCCCTGGTCGTCGTAGTTGTCCGGGGTCAGCCGCACCAGGGTGAGCTGCCACAGGGCGAAGCTGGCCAGCTTCATCCCGGTGGTGAGGTCGTACTGCTCGTAGGCCGCGGCAGGGTCCTTCAGACGCCCGTTGCCGTCCACCACGGGCAGCAGCGTCTCCGATGGCATCCGGTAGCCGCCGGCCACCCGCCCGTCGGCGCCGATCACCCATTGCAGCGGCAGGTTCCCCTCCATCGCCAGGCCCCGGGCGTCGCTCTCCAGCTTCTCCTGCCGGTGCAGCATCAGCCGCCGCTCGAACGCCATCCAGGCCCGGGAGATGCGCGCGCTCTCCGCTCCAGCGCCCCAGCGCAGCCGCAGGCCCCCCTTCACTGAGGTGCGCGCCATGCGGGTATGAATCTTCTTCACCCGCGGGTCGAGCCGGTCCATCTCCCGGATGTCGAGGATGGCCGCCCGCAGGTCCGGGTCCACCCACATCTGCCGGTAGAGGTACTTCAGCGAGTTCTCCGGTGTCGCCCGCCGGCCGCGCTCGCTGGTGGGCCCGGATCCGCCGCCGGACTGCCGCTGCGCTGCCTCCAGCGCCGAGCGCGGGAGCGTGCCGACCCCCAGCTGCAGGTAACGCTGCTGGATGGTGTAGATGTCTGCCATTGCCGTCTCCTTCAGGCCGCGCCCAGCAGCTGCTGCCGTGTCCGCTGCCCAAGCAGTACAGAGGTATTGACCGCCACCGCCCCGCGGGTCACCAGCCCCCACACGGCGGCCATGGCCGCGTCGAACAGGTCATCCCCGATCTCCTTCCGCGCCCGCTGGTAGCTGGCATAGGTCGCCTTCGTGGGCACCGCGCGGATGTTCGGCAGCTGCCGCACCATCTCGCGCAAGTCGGCGGTGTCCGGGTCGGAGGGGTCCAGGTCGTCGAAATAGGGGATCGCGGCGTGGTTGTGGTGGAACACCGAGCGCAGCGCTTGGGCCATGGAGTGCTTCGTCATCCCCTCGAAGCGGATGGGCGCGAACGGCCACTCCGGCCAGGTGCTGGCGGTGCTCTCCCCGTCCCCGATGGTCCGCCGGTCGATGGGGGTCAGCCCCTCCTGGAAGAGCTCGTCGCAGAGCTGGGTCAGCATGCCCACCCCGTAGGCGTCCCCCAGGGCTGTGTCCGGCATCCAATAGCGCCAGAATCCCTTCAGGTCGCGCTTCACCACCTGGTCATCCTCGCCCGGGCTCCAGGTCTTCGCGAAAGGAAAGGTGATGAAGTTGCCGATCTGCTCCACCACCACCAGCGCGTGCCGCGAGCTCCTCGGGTCCTCGCCATGGCCGCCGGCGTCATAGCCGAACCCGACGAGCCCCCGCCGTTTGTAGACCGCCCCGGGCAGCGGATTGGCAATCTCCAGCCCCGCCTGCAGGCCCACGGAGAGTGCCCGGCGCACGTACTTCTCCCAGATCAGGTTCCTGCTGGAGGTGTTGATGCAGAGCAGCTGCCGGGTGTACTCGTCCGCGCTGAGCTGCTCCCGCATGGAGGCCATGAAGGAGGCGTTCAGCAGCCCCAGGTCGGCCGCGTTCACCGCGTTGGCGATGGGCACGGGGAAGTCGTAGGCGTCCGCCTCCACCGCCTCCGCGTCCAGCTCCCCGATCGAGATAAGGTGCCGCACCTCGTCACGGGCCCGGTCGCCATGGAAGCAGCCGATGGCGTGGTATTTCCCGGCGTGCAGCAGGTCGGTCAAGGTGTCGGCGCCCTTGAACACCCCGGTGATGCGGATCTGCGGGTCGTTCTGGCTTTCCGCCGAGGCGCCCAGCCGCCGGGTGGCGCCCAGCATCAGCAGGAAGCGGCTGAACAACCGGTCCCGTGGCATGTCGTCCACCTCCTCGAGGGAGGCGGAGGTGAGATCCCCGCCGTCAACCTGCGCCATGATGCCGTAGGCCCGGGCCATCGAACGGTTGGCGAACTGGTAGTAGGTGTCCGCGATCTGCTTCCGCCCGCCCTTGTGGGCCAGCCAGGCGTCGAGAATCTCGGACCGGCGGATGGCGTCCAGGTGATAACCGAGATTCACCAGGCTCTGCGCCTCCCGCGGCGCCACGATGCCCTCCTCCTGGTCGGCGTTGGTGGCGTTGTGCTTGAGCTGGTGTAGCTCCTTGACGGCCGTCTTGCCGGTGCGGCGGCTGCTGAAGTCGATAGTGTTCGGGTGCTCGTCCATCTCGATGCACTTCAGCACCTGGATGGAATCCAGCTCCACGTTGTGCACATGCTTGTGCCACAGGGCATGGTCGTGGGCGTAGCGCATCACCTCCCGCTCGGCCACGTTCTGCAGCCGGACGCGCTGGGCTGCTGATACCCGCTCAGCCATCCTCGCCGTCCTGGTCAACGGTCACCGGGAGCTCACGCCGGTAGCTCCTCGACACCAGATCGCGCAGCGCCTCCGTGGCCTCCGCCTGCCGGCGCTGGAACTCAAGCAGGCCGGCCCGCGCCTGCCCCTGGTCCTCCAGGTGCCCGCGGAGCGTGTCCTGCTCATCCTGCACCTTCGGCGTCATCCCCATGTCGCCCAGGGTCAGGTTGTTCTTCGCGACGAGCTCACCGAGGATCTTCAGCAGCGGGTGGGCGTTGATCTCGTGAATCATCCGCCGCTCACCTTCGCTGTCCGTGTACTCGGCCAGATGGAAGCAGCCTTCCTTGTCGTAGTACCAGGCCGGGGTCTTGAGGCGCACTCCGTCCGCGATGATGGCCAGGATGATGTCGTCGATGATGGCCTGGACGTTCGCCTGGAGGTCGGCCCGCAGCTCCATCAGCAGACCCGGATCCCGGGTCTCGAAGGCGATGTGATGGCGCATGAACAGCTCGGTGCGCCGCAGGCAGGCCGGCTGCTGGATGCAGTAGCCCCAGTCCACGTCGCAGCTCTCGCAATGGGGATACCCGCCGGGCTTGGCGGGGAAGTAGGTCGCCGTCCGCGCCGCCAGCCCGTGCTTCATCGCGTTGAAGCGAGTCCGCAGCGCCTCCTCCGGCGTCGGGTGCCCGGCCAGGTTCTTGGCCGCGATGGCCTTCCCCTCGGGCGATCTCGGCCCCGTGGCGTGCGCCCAGGCCTTGAACAGCCCCGCCTCCCGCGGGTCCTGCTCAGCCTCCGCCCCGCACCGGGGGCAGACCGCGAAGTATCGGAACGGATGCCACTCCCGCTCCGGCGCATCATCCACCCGCCCGGGTGCCGCGGCGAACCCATGCCCCTCCGGACACCGGAACGTCACCTCACCCCGCGGCTGATCCGATCGTACCTTTCCCATCCTCCAGAGGATGGAGGCACGGTCAAGACAGGAAAATGGGAAATCGTGTCAGGCACTTAAGACAGGAACGGCCGGCGGCGACGGGACCCTGTCACGAGCCCTTTTCAATAAATTCAGGGCGAGCGAAAGTGTCGATACTGCAATGGGTTAGAAATCTCTGCCGGAACGGCTGGGAGGGATTACTTCATCATTCGGGCGGCCAGCACGATCAGCGCAAGGATCACGGCCTCGCTGAGGCCGGCATTGATCGTGATATCGCCGATTTCCACAAGCACCAT